CTCAACCAACGCAGCAGAACCATTAACAGTATTAACTAGCTGCATCTTATTGATATTACGAAACGCCTTACCAAACAAACCAAAACAAAGGGCATCAAGAATTGTAGACTTACCAGCACCATTTTCACCAATAATTAAATTAGTGGAATCTTTGTTAAGTTCTATCTCTGTAAATGTATTTCCTGTGCTTAAAAAGTTCTTCCATTTCACCGTCTTAAATATAATCATATTGGCAAAACACCTCTTTCTGAAATTGATTTCTGTTCAAAGATTTCATCAATAGGTTTAATATTTTCTGCAATCAAATTTACAAGTGATGCCATTCTATCTGCTGGATAAATATTTCTACCAAGATTTGCAAATCTACAACAAATTATTACATTATCTTTTGTATAGTCACCGTCATCATCTATTCTATCCACAGATGGAGCTAGTGGATGTTTCGGAAAGTAATTTGGGTCTGACTTGTGTAACACACCAAAATCCAATGGCATATTAAGCCATCCACATCTTCTGTCTTGAGCATCCCAAATATCTTCAAGGTCTTGAACTGTAAGATAACACTTTGCCGGATGCCATTCTTTCTGTCCCTCACTAGATGGACCAGCAACACAACTTCTTGTTTTGTTCATCCTTCCTCTATTGGTTGAACTAGCAGGCAGATACCATTTGTCACCTTTAAGATGCACCGTGTTCATATGCACGTTTCCTAATAATTTTTTCCAATGTTTCTGTTTCAAATTTCCAAGTCCTGTGCTTCAGTATATAAAGTTCTCATTGTATTTTTGAGTCTACTTTTGCTTAGAGTAACATCCAGATCATCAATGTAACGTTCAAGCAGAGTCATAGTGTCTTCAGTGTTCTCAACGATATCATCAGAGACATTGTTAGCGTCCAGTTCAGAGAAATCTTCAATTATCTTGACTTCATAACAATCAGCTTGTAACAACTTATCTACAAATTGATCAAACTGATATAGGTCTTTCTTATTGACCACAACTAGTTTAACATACTTATTTTTATATGATGACATATCAAAATTAATATCTTGGCTGTCATCATAGAAAATCTTAGAGTAAATAGAACGAGTATTGACGATCCGTTCTAGCTCCCGCTTCTCTGTATCAAACACATGAAACCCCTTCGGGTCATTCCAATCATTCCAATAGATTTCATATGGCGTACCAAGATAGAACACTTGACCGTCATCTGATTTATGGTGGTAATGACCACTCATCACCATATCAAATCTTTTAAATTCTTGTCTGTCCCAACCATGATCCATGATCATGCCCTTCTGCATTTCAAAACCATTCAACTCTAAATGACCCATACAAACTTGAGCATCAGATGTTTTTAACATCTTCATTGTGTGAGAAGTATTGTCTACATTAATCCAAGGCACAAATAGAATTTTACACCCGTCAAACTCTACTTCTGTTGCTTTCTCATAGACAGTAATATCTTTGTATCTACCGTCTACAAGTTCATGTAGTGAGTTTACATCGTTAGTGTTCTTATAAAAGGTATCGTGGTTTCCAACAAGCATGTGGAAATTAATACCTACAAACTTATCAATAAATCGCTCACGAAAATCTTTCGCAATACGATAGGACACATATTTCCTTCTATCCATAACATCGCCGAGATGAACAACATCGGTTATGTTATGTTCTTTTAGATATGGGAAAAACTGTTTCTCGTAAAACTCAAAAAAGTATTCGTTAAAGTTTTGATTGTCATTTCTAGCTCCAAAATGTGTATCAGTTATCAGAGCAATCTTCAACGATCTTCACCCAATCTTACTACCTTATCAATATCTTCATCCATAAAGTTTTCTAGTCCTTTTTTTTCAGTTGAAACCTTCTTCTTTGGTTTATATACATCCTCATCGGGAAGCATATTATTCATTAAAGTCTCATCAATAGTATAAACGGTATGATCACCTTCCATAGTGGTGTAGGCCTCATAGTGTTGTTTCTCTATTGATTGATTTTTTATATGAACTTGTTTTTTCTCAGCCTGAATTCTACGCAAAAATGCATAGTAAATTATCTGAGTGAAATATGCAAAAGGATTCTTTGATTTTGCTGGATCAAAATTGTATGCGTACTGCAAACAGTTTTGTATGCCGTCAGAAATCATTTCATCCCTATATGAATAATTAATAAAATTAGGCCGATACGATAGGTGTGTTGCAATCTTCAAAAAACACTCACCAATATAATTGGTCAGGGGTGGATTTATTTCACCTTCTTCTTCTGCCTCTTTGCATTTGTCTCTCCACTCTGACATTGCTACCAGAAATGCTTTATTATCAACATAATGCACACTTTTCTTTTTCGCCATAGTTACTCCTTTAATCTATACTGATACTAACAGAGTTAAGCATTATTGTCAATGAACCTTTTAGTTTTATTAATTATAAAAAAGAGTATTGACTCTACGATAAAATGTGTATATACTACGCTTGTAGTCGGTTGATGATAAACTATAGAGTATAGCTTAGTGAATAGTTTTGATATTCATTAGTTCTTCTATAGTTTCTTCAAGTTCAATTTCATCCAGTTCGTCATCAGTAGCATCTAGTTCATAAACATCAGGTTGTTCATGAAATTCAAATTGATTTATGCAATGATTATAATATTTAATTAGACCAGATGATGCTGGGGCTGTCATAATTACATTTTGAGCATTAATATCAATATACTCTTCTTCTGACATAGGATGAACCCACGGAGTCAAACTTAGTGAATCAGCTGGTCCATTTCTAGTCATTTTTGATATTACTTGCAATTTAAGTGGAAAGCTTATCTGAAGTGGTTTATTAAAGTCAAACAAATCATCATTATCAAATATGCTTCCAACAATGCTTTCGCCATTGGAGAATTTAAAGACTCTGATTGTGTCATTCATAGTTTTATCCTATCTATTTTAAATCGAAACTTTTGTTCCTTATAGATATTTATACGTTCTCTAAAATGTCTCAACGTAAAATTAAGTTTAGAATCTATGGAAAGATCATCGGAAATATCATAGAGCCGTAAGGTCTTACCACCCCCATGCTGTCGGAGTCCACGGCCAAGTGACTGAAGAACCCTGATTTTGCTTTTACTGGGACTGGCGAACACGATGTTACCAATGTTCCGAATATTGATACCAGTGCTAAAAGTCCCATAACTGGCAACAATGATGGCATCCTTTTCATTTTCTACAATCTCCCTTATTTCTTCTCTAGTGTCTGTGTTAACACCACCATAGACAAAAAATACTTTCCTGTCTTTATATTTATCTTTTATTAATTTATGTAAAACTGCGCCATGTTTTTCTACGAACTGAAAAAGACACAAAGTGTTCCCATTGCAATGACCCACAAGATTGCAAAGAAAAGTATTCCTTTCAGCCTTAGTGACGATGTATTCCAATTCTCCTCCATAGTCAAACTCCCTTACTATTCTTCTATCCTCATCAGGATATTTTAAAACTATACATTTAATTTCTAAGTCTGCTAATGTTTTATTATCAATTAATTCTTTAGTTGTGACAACGTATTTTGCTTTACCAAATAATCCTTCTAACACTAATCTATGTGTTTGAGTTCCGTCTAGTGTACCTGTCAATCCAAAACGATACTTGCAAGTGTCAAGTTTTGTTAAAATACCAGTGAGAGATTTTGCTTTAAACAAATGAGCCTCATCCCCAAACACTGCCCCAAACTGTCTAAAATACTGTCTGGGCATCCTGTGAATAGATTGCCAAGTTGAAATAACAACATCCTTGGTTACTTTCTTTTCATGTCCTTGATATATTTTTTGACAGTATGTTCCAGAACTCCATCCATAATCTTCAAAATCTTTATACAATTGTTCAACTAGAGATGTGGTTGGAACTAAAATTAAAGTCTTCAATTCCATCATATGGTAGTAACGAACAAGACAATATATTATTAATGATTTACCCGAAGCAGTAGGAGAAATGAGAAGAGAACGATCTGTGGCAATAGCATGGGAAATGGCATCAAGTTGATAATCTCGTATTTTAATTCGTTTTCCATTAAGGGTAGGTCTAAGTCCTCGTACAAAGCCCTGCACCACACTTCTGGCCACTGTTCTTTCACTTCGGAGTCCGTCTTCCAATTCATATTTTTCACCATTTTTTTTAAGGTACTCTTCTATATAGGGAAGAAGTCCCATATAAATTTCCCCTGTGACAATGTTGTAAAGTCTTATCTTACCATCCCACATTTTATTTTTGTAAGCAGGCATGTATTTAAAGCCTGGGACTTCAAAGGTGAAAAAATCATTCAACTCTGCGCTGGTTGAAGGTTCAACGTTTTCAAGTTTTATATAAACTTCATTTTTCTTAGATATAAGCATATTGATAATCTTGACGAGAACCATAATCACCACGAAGCAATATGTTCCAAGAAACACTTACACGATCTGCTTCTGTTGTTGGAACCCAATGCATTAACCATGCTGGAAAAATTATACCTGTTCCAACTTCAGCACTAAACTGCAACATACCAGAGTTTTGCCAATTAGGTTTATTCTTCGGCTGCATATTATGTGCTTGCGCTCTAGGATCAAAGAACTGAATTGGAGATGATCCCTTAGAACTTTCAACAAAATATACACCAGACCATAAATTATTTGAGTGTGTATGGGGTGGATGAGACTGTCCCTCTTTAAGATGATTACCCCACATACTTGTCATCTCTAACTTCTGATAATCATATTCTAATTTTTTTAGAATATCCTTTACTGTATGTTGCACAGTTTCTACTAGGGGTTTGAAAGAAGATATTTTATAAAGATCATCTTCTGTCTGCATGTCATCTTTAGTCTTAATATATGCTGACATATGTGCATGTGTATCACTTCCTAAATCAGCAGTAAATTTATAAACCATTGTAGGAAATGCTGCATATTCATCTATTTTCACTTTTACTTCGTTTACATCAACCATGATACGATACTCCACCTTTCGCCTTTTGTTACTTTTTTCACTTCATGTGGAAACATAAAGTTTGACGGGAAAATTATTGCAGACCCAGCCTTAGGAACATATTTTTCCCCTGCAACATAAAAGTCTCCTCCCTCATAATTATCATTTAAGAAAAACAAAACCGTTGCTTGAGGATATCCATATTTCTGCCCATGAGAGTGATGAATATTATCACAATGAGGCGACATGAATCCATCAACACCGTAACGGTTTAATCTAAAATCTGTATGATGAACACAAGAAAATCTGTCATGTTCTTTTGCATATATGTTCATAACTTCAATGACAGAATTTTTTAGTAATGGATACGGTTTATTGAGATCAACACACCAACATTCGTCCATTCTAACTCGTTCTTCACTATTATCAGAAACACCTTTGTTATTTGAATAAGTTGAAGCGTTCCAATCCCAAGGATAATTCATTATAGATTTGCATCCGGCATCATCTATAATATTTTTATAGTGACCAATCCATTCCTTCATCAAAAACCCCCAGCCACAAACTTCTTCCAATCTTGAGCATGTTTGATATCCCAACTGCGATTGTCGATTGACTTGATAACACCTTCAATAAATTGAACCAGTGTTTCGTAGTACTCAATTTTTAATTCTATGTCAATGATATCGTCATCAGAATTTATGTAAACCCCTAAATCTGTTTTTAAAACTTTGAGATCAAAGGGTTTGGCAGCATAAATTTTAGCATCAGATTTACCACCATAGTACTCCCATTTCTGGCGATACAATCTCTTGTGATCAGCCTTTAATTGAAACGTAAACAAACGGTACTTAGACTTATAGTCTAACCATTTAGGTTTGATGATTTGATTTTTATAGGATTGTTGGTGTAGGTCTTCATCATCTAATATAATAAGGTCTTCTTTGGCTTCCGCCTGCAATTCACTTAACTTATCCATTTACTCTCCATCATAAAGTTTCTATAGTATACTGTTGGTATTTAAAGGTTACTGCGACATTTAGAACATTTACATCGTCAGCTGACTGATCATAAGTAAGTTCTCCAAGTGAAATTGGAAACATATCTCTAAATCTAACTTCAACGATTGGGTTATTCTTATTGCTCAGTATTGTCAGTGTTGCATCGGAATACATTGACTTGTCACCAGTATTTGCCCCTCTAGTAGTATTTAGGTCACTTGTTTCTGATGTGTTATCTCTAAAATCTTTAAACTGTTGCCTACTTTCTGGAAATCCTTGTCCAGTAATCCAATTGTAAATTGAAAGATAATTTTCCAAATACTCATCAACGATGAATGAAAGAGTAAAATCTTCAAATTCAGTCACATCACCCATTATAGGAATATTCTTAAAGGGTGTTGCCATTTCTGTATTTGCTGTCCCAATTGCTGGCACATTGCAAGCCGTAGTGAAGTATTCAACTTTAGGAAGTTGATTAATAATAAACCTAAATTGAGTTGGACTTGCGTAGTCTAACTTATCTGGTTGTCTTGATAATGGTCCTTGGCTCATATATCTATTTATAACAAAAAAAAGAGGGTGCCGAAGCACCCTCTAAGTTTGTAGTCAAGTTTCTTATTTTTACATAAGGTTTGTAACTTTGACCCGGCGATAGTAAACGTTAGCACCGTCATCAATAGATGAATCAGTGTTCTGTGTGTCACCCGCTGCAACTGCACCAGCAGTCTGAGCGAATGGGTTAGCAGCCATCCCGTAACGAGTCTTGAACCCGATTTTAGGTTGGAACGTGTTCTCACCAACCGCACGAACCATCTGAAGAGGAACGTATGGGCAGTAGAACATACCAGCGTCATAAGGCGAAGAACCCTTATATCCGACAACGTAGTACTGACTTGCAGCAACGTTGGCAGCATACGGATCAACATAGACCTTATAACGACCATTAAGAACACCAGCGAAAGTTGTCGTTGTGTCATCAATGTTTAGTGCGTTGTTAAGAGCAGGCGTGTAATCAAGGATACCAGCCATTTGCAATGCAGACGCAACGTCAGCAGAACACATTAGCATGTTACCTTTA